TCTGGCAACGGGACGGAGCGGAGGAAAACGCTCCCCCGCTCCCCCGCTCCCCACGCGCCGCTCTATGCCGTCGGCATGACGAGCCGCCCACGCACGCTGCGCTTGGTGCCAGTCGCCGCCGCTTCCGATGCCCCCTTCCGCCACTCCAGCCAGCGGGCCAGAATGGCGTCCTTCACGTCACCCGTCGTCTGGTTGTCCCTGCCCTCGATGGGGTCGAGCGCACGAACGTAGCGCGGGAGCGACACCGAGACGTATTCCGGTTCGTTCCCCTTCGCAGGGTTGCGCCAAACGCCAGCGTCAATGACCAGTCCCGCGGCGGGAACCGGCAGCGTGACGCGGGCGACCAGAATACCTCCCCCGCGTGCGGGTTCGGAACGTTCCGGTGTGGCGAACGTCGGCTCCCCATACCCTGCCGGCATGGTGGGAACCGTCGCCTCTGGTGTGGGCGCCGTCTGTGGCGCCGTCTGAGTGGGTTTGTTGCCCATTTGTGACCCTCTCCTGTAAGGGTGGGGTTGCTAGTGTGTCCCCCGGCAACTGCTCCGAGGGTTGGAACGGGCACAACCGAACCGCGTCCCAAAGGGTTGAGTATGCAGTTGTCAAAGAACCGAAACCGAAACGCCGTGCCAGCCACGAACGCAAGGCCCGTGCCAGCCCCGCTCGGCGGAAGCTCGGCCGTTCGGCGTCGGGTTTCCATACGGCCCCGTATGGTTCCCGAACACACTACGGCAAAGGCCGTGCCAGCCACACGGCAAGCAAGCCTCATGCCAGCCTGCACCCTGATGGGTAACTCCTACATACCCCAACATATAGTGGTATAGTAGTGAGTCTATACTCCATATGGTGTGCCCCCCGCACCGGGGGGGGGGTTGGTCGAGTTATACTGATGATTCTAGCTCACACGCGAAATTTTTACTCTATTATATCAATCACCAGACTGATAGGGGGTATTGACTTTTTTGTGTCAGTCTGGTATACTTACTGACTGACACTCCAACCTAAGCTGGTCCTGTGTCAAATCGAGTTATGGCAGGGTGATCATTCAACCAACTCACTAAAGAGTTGGACTTTAACCTCAACAATGACAATCATTCCTCTTCCTTCCTCTTCCTCCTCCCCACCATCCCACCCCCGGGCAGTACTGGTCGCAGACGACCGAGCAGTTTCGGGCCTGATCACCCTCCTCCTCGATCGCTCCGGTGTGAGCCAGCACGAACTAGCTCGCCGATTAGGGATCAAGGTTCAATCTATCTCTCAGTATAAGAGGGGCAAGCGTGCTAACCCATCAGTTAAGTGGTTAGCTCGATTGGTTGAAGCGGTTGGGGGTAAGTTATACGTGGAGTTCCCATCATGATAGGTGAGCCCACCAAAGACCAAGCCCATCAGTTTGCCCTGATCTCCTCCTCAGGTATGCCCCACGCGGAGGTTATTAGGTATTTTTATCCTGATGAGGAAAACCAAACCAACCTCAGAGCCCTCCTACAGATGTGGCTCAAATCCAAGGTTGTCCAGGAGGCCATCCTTGCCATCCAAGGCAAGGCCTGGCAGGAGATGTCCCTTGAGGAACGAATCAAGTACTCTGTGGATAAACATTACTCCGAGCTGGCCTATTACCTATATTCTAACAATTATGCTGAGTTGGAAGGAACCGCTCGCCAGAAGGCTGACACCTGCCGACAAACCCTCGAAACCAAACTCGCAGGGATGGCAGGAAAACTAGACGCTGTTACCTCCTTCTGGGCTGATGTTGTGTCGGGTAAGGTTAAGCTCAACAATGGTTCTGTTGTTGGAGGGTCACCCCCCACGACCCGGCCCTCTTAACAGCGGGTCGCGGCGTGGGTCGCTTTCTTCTTATATAAGAAGAACAGACCCACCCACCAACCACCCAGAGAGTTCTCCTATGAAAACGAGCTTTTTTGCCTGGGTCACATGGGGTGACCCACTTGTGACCCGACCCACCCAAAATGGCAGGTAGAGTAGACAACAACACCCGTGACATGGTGATGACGGCCTTTAGGGAGAGGGTCTGTGAAAGGGTTGAGGTTGTCCCATTTGTCCATCAGCGAAAGTGGTGGGCCGCCGCAGATGGGTTAGAGTTAAATGATGGGGTAGAGGCTGTTGAGGGCCAAGCTGGACAGCTTGTAAGGCTCCCAGACGATTCAGTAAGGTCTTGGGTAGTTACCCCCAGGCCCGACGGCCGAGCGCGGTTCCTGAGCGATCTGGGGAGCTTTAAGATTGGTAAATCCTTTGGGGCTGCCTTATGGGCGACTGGGTTTGCTCCTATCCCTGGGGCTAAGGTTAGCCTGGTTGGGTTAGAGTATGATATCTGTGAGCCTGAGTTTAGTTATTTGATTGAGTTTCTCCTCTCTGAGAGAGGGATGAATATGAAGGCCTCAAGTGTCCAGAACCGCCCCAGGGATGGGAAAATGTGGTTGGACCTGGAGAATGGTGCTAGATATGAGGCCCGGTCGTGGGAGCGAAAGGACTCCTTAAAGGGAAAAGAGATTGACGCTTACATCTATTGCGAAGCATACCAGCTTCCTGGGATTGAATGCTTTACCAGTTTTAGCCAAAACCTTAGAGTTAGGAGAGGGTATGCGCTTTTCCCTACAACTCCTGACCGTCCTTGGGTCAAGCAATTGCATGAGCTGGGTCACGGGGCTGATCCTGAATGGCACTGCACCTGTGATATACCAGCAAATGTCAACCCTTACAGTTATGATGCAAGGGCAGAGGCCAGAGACGAAAAGCTCATGACTAGGGAGAAGTTTGCCATCCATTACCAGGGGAAGTTGGGGCACTTTGTTGGGTCGGTGTATGATTATCAGTTGGGGTCGAATACATTTAATGCCCGGACCCACCCGCAGCTGTTCCCAGGTGGGGATGTAAGTATTGATGGGCTTAGGGTCCCGCCCGACTGGGAAATTGTCTGTGGCGCCGACACAGGAACCTACATGTCTGGGGCTATTATAGCCATCGAACCGGGCGAGGATGGTGGGGCATTTGTGTTAGAGGAGTTCCCTAACTATACCTATGTTGGGGGGTCAGTTGAGCTCATCGGTGAAACCGTCAGTGAATGGGTGAGGAGGTTTGCTGATAGGATCAAACACTTCACCAACCGAGACCGACACGTTGCGTGGGTTGATGCTAATACTACCTTCAAAACTGAGATTGGGCATGGACTAACCTTGTTGGGGAATAAGATTCACCTAGAGGTCAGGACCGAGGTTACGAGGGAGTATTTTAAGCAGGGGAGATTGTGGTTAGCCCCGTGGTTGCGGGTGTTGCCACATGAGTTGGAGAAAGCTGAGTGGCCGCCCGAATCAACCATTACAGGTAAGTTTGTGAGGATTAAGCGGGATGACCACACACTCGATTGTGTGGAGCATGTGTTGAGTAAGAGGCCCCGGAATAGATGGGTTAGGGGTAAGCAGGACAAACAACTCTGGGTGGAGCGTTACACAGGCAAACGGTTAATGGAGAGGAAACAATCTAATCCTCACTTAGGGAGAGCATAGATATGGCTAGCTATCAGGACATCGATACCAGGTTGAAGGTGCTGGAAGACAAAGTTGACTTCACGATGAAGGCCTTTAGTGTGCAGAGGAAGAGTAAGACTCTCCCCACTAGGATTACAGTTATTAACCTCCTCGATGTTTATAGAGAGATGAAGGCTAATGACGAAGAGGCTATTTATGCCAGTGACGTGGCGGAGGTTGTTCAGAAGGTTGGGGATGAGGTGGTTTAATGGTTAAAGAGGTTGAAGCTATTGGAATGCCCGAGGCGTTTGAGGGCGACGGGCTTCTTGAGAAGCTTACAGCGGACTTTAAACGCCTAAAGGCCCAAAAGGCTCGTGCGAGTGGTGGGATTGAGGGGAGAGTTCTGCTTAACCTGGGGTTTGTGTCCGGGGAGCAGTATATTTCTTATGAAAATAAAGCCCTCCACGCAACCGCGCAGGAGCCTAACAAACTGTATCTGGTGTTTAATCTCATCGGACCGAGGTTTGGGAAGCTGCTGGGGAGGTTGTGTTCGATTGATCCTCCATTTAAGGCGAGGCCTGATAGGAAGGACCCCAAAGCCTTAGCAGAGGCTGAGATTGTTGATCGGATGCTAATGGCGTTGGATCAAAAGCTCCGCCAACCCTCCAAGACGTGGGAGTTATTGTGGTGGATGGGCGTTGGGGGCACGGCGTTTGAGTATGTTCCATGGGTGCCAAACTCCAGTGTGGAGTTGGTTCCTAAATATGCTCAGGATGGGCAGACGTTACTCTTTACCAACACCATAACAGGGGAGGAAGTCCCTGAACCTCTCATGATGCAGATGGTTCAGCAGGGGACCCCGCCGGAGGTGTTTGAGCTCGCTGAAGAGGTGGGTCAGGTTGGAGATGTTGGGAGTGAAATCTTAGGCCCCCTAAATGTGTTTGTGGACCAGAGCGTGAAGTCCATCGAGGACCTCGCGCCGGATCAGAAGGTGTATATTGCTAAGATACGCACCTTAGGGTGGATTAAGGAAAACTTCGGGGTTGATGTTGAGGCTCAGAAGGAGTTGAGTATAGTATCAACTGCATTCCACCAGACCGGTGCCGCCACGGGAGGGGTGTTTTTGAAGGACCTCATCCCGCTGGTTCAGGGGTCGGCAGATACGAATGACCCTCCCATGGCGGTGGTTGTGGAGGCTTATACCCCCATTAGCAAGGAACACCCCCACGGGAGGTATCAGGTATTTATTCCTGGGCAGGTAGTGTTGCATGATGATGTGAACCCATACGAGGAGATTCCTCTGGTGGACTTTCACTGGAAGCCGGTTACAACCTCCTTCTGGACACAGGATTATGTAACCGACCTGATCGCGCCGCAGAGGTTTATTAATAAGAGACTCTCTCAGCTTGGAGAGCAGGCGAACGCGACGGTTTACTCGAACCTGTTGCTAGGAGGGGGACTGAAGGCTGGGGATATTCCTGCCGACTATCCAGGGGTAATTGAGGGGGGTTTGACTGAGGGAGGTATACCCAACGTGGCGCGGTTGGCACCACCTGAGTTACCCTCGTGGTTCATGGATTCGTTGGAGAAAACGGTTAAACTCTTTAACGATGTCGCGGGTGGGGCTGATCTGTTACAGGAGAGTAAGTTCCCTGGTCAGCTTCGTGGCCCAATGGCAGTCCCGATGTTGCAGGAGATCCTGGACACTGAATGGG